TACAAGCTCAGATCCTCAATGCTTTATTTCCACAATGTGGTCCTAAAGTATGAGTATCTTGATATTGGATAATGGTAGGTGAGTTCTTCTACTCTAAACAGTTTGGTGTCCTTAGATACCAAACCGGTCAGGGTATAGGAACTTACTCATCCTGAGCAGTAATGGCTGTATGCCATCATGCTCTTGTCCGTATGAGAGCAATCTCATGTGGAATTTCCAATTTTCAAGACTATCTTATTCTTGGAGATGACGTTGTCATTGCCAATAGTAAGGTAGCTGAGTCTTATATTAAGATTATAGAGAGTATTGGGATTTCAATTTCAATTCCAAAAAGTGTTGTCAGTAATGACACACATTTTGGTGTTGAATTTGCTTCCCGATATATCATTGCTGATGGTGTGGATATTTCACCGCTTTCAATTGGGCATCTCTTCGAGCCTACAGTCGAAAGACTGTTTGCTTTATGGGATGAACTCTTGGAACGTGGTGTAGAATTCAATGCTTGGCCAAATTATTGACACGCTTATGATTTTAAATCTCATTTTCCTTTAGCTGATAAAGCTATTGGTCATGAGGAATTAAGCACAGTGTGGGCTTATGGGAAGATTTTCTCCTTTTGGGATACTTTACCTTCTCATATAGTCCATTCTGGGTTATTGGAGGCACCGTTAGGTTCTCCTCTTCTAACCGAGGAAATGCGTTCGATCTGGGAATCTCTTCCCATTTCAAAATACATTTCTTACCTTAAAGAATTGAAGAATCGTAAGATATCTTTATTCAATAAGGCGCTTAATTCTGCTGAAGTAGTAATATTCGATAGAACAGTGTTTAAAAACAAAGTTCTTAAGAATATTCCTAAACATCAATTTGAGGCCATAAACTACCTCGATACTTGGGATGAGCTTTGGATTCTTTTTCAATCTCCTTTCCTTTCGGTTCAAACCCGATTGGAAATTAAATTGGAAGAAGTCCTTGCCTCCAAAGATGAAAACTCTCTCCCTTTACCTTATGGTGGAATTACATTCCGTCGTAAGTATTGGGAAGGTTTAACTTTATTGCCTGACACTCTCGAAGATTTGGAAGAGCTTACTCTCCTTTCTAAAGGTCCTCTGGCGTTGTTCTTACGATCAACGTTTGAGTTATCCTCTAAAAAGGGTATTAAGCGTCTTTCATCTACTCGATTATCAGGTTCTAAAATTAAAATGTTATGGGAATCGTCTTTAAAAGTCAATTCTATTAAGGGATTATTGAAAAATAATGTCCTTGGTAGATTTGTACCTTCATTAACAATTCCAGGAACAAAGTTTGTTATATATAAATATATTAAACCTAGTTCTCGTATTTTTGTCTTAAATCAACAAAAATAATGCATAACGATCGAAAGACCTCAAAGTTTCACTACCTAACTGTGAAGTTAGACTAGTTACTGTTTGAAGACAGTAAGTAGATTACAAA